CTTGTTACCGCTGTTGTATATCCTGCTATTGAGCCTCATACTGGGCGGCTTCGTATTAATGGTACTCCTGTACATTATGACTCTTTTATTAACAATCTTCTTAATAACCATGCAAAAGCTAAAAAAGACAATAAAGAATTTGCTTGGAAACTAATTACTTATAAAGCAATTCTTCCTAGTGGTGAACCTTTATGGTCATCATTTTTTGGTAAAAAGAAATTAGAAGAAAAGAAAAAGTTTTATATAGATTCTGGACAAAGTACAAAGTTTTATCAAGAGTATATGATGGAAGTTCAATCGGAAGATGATTCTGTATGGACTAGAAAAAATGTTAAACATTGGCATGGAGATTATCAATATATAGATGGTAGTAATTTTATTGTAAAAGGAGGTAATGAAATACCAGTTAATACATTTATTGGATGTGACCCCGCTACAGATATAAATACAAAAACTTCTGATTTTTCTGTAATTATGGTAATTGCAATAGACCCAGAATCTAATGTTTACGTATTGCATTATGAAAGACATCGTTCTATTCCAACGATAGGAAGTAAAGATTCCGAAGGTAATACACTTGGTAAAAAAGGAGTTGTTGATTTAATAATAGAATTACATGAAAAATATCATTGTGTATCTTCTACAGTTGAAGATGTAGCTATGAATCGTAGTATATTCCAGGCTATGAATGATGAAAGAAGAAGACTAAATAAGTTCTCTATATCTGTTATACCAGAGAAACCGGGAGGCGCAAACAAACTTAATCGCATTTATAGTGGACTTTCTAGCAGATTTTCGATGGGTTTGATACATATTAGAGACTCTCACTTTGATTTATCGCACGAAATCATTACATTCGGGCCTAAGATGTCACATGATGACACAATAGAAAGTCTTTATTATGCCTGTAAACATTCTTTTCCCCCCAATATGAAAAAGGGAAAAAGAAATAATTGGGTTAAGACAATAAAAAAAGCAAAGAGTTGGATAACTGCATAATGGCAACAAAAAGTACTCACAATATAGATTTACCTAAAAGCACCGGTAGTACATCTATGAAAACAAAAGGAGAGTTAGGAGTACAAGGATTTGATGACGCTGGCCCTAAGAAATCATATTGGCAAAGTTTTATGCCACATAATAAATTTCATGCAAAAAGAAAAATAAATAATTTATATTCACAAAAACAGAGGAAAAAAGATGCCTAAATTTGGAAAGAGGTCAAGAGAAAGATTAAAAGGAGTTAAACCAGAACTTGTAAATGTATTAAATGAACTTATAAAATTAATGGATGTTACTATAATTGAAGGTCTTCGTACAGAAGAAAGACAAAATGAATTAGTTTCTCAAGGAAAATCAAAAACTAAATATAGCAAACATTTATCAGGTAAAGCAGTTGATTTAGCACCTTATCCAATTGACTGGAAAGACAGAGAAAGATTTCATTATATGGGTGGAATGGTTAGAGGAATCGGTAAACAAATGGGTGTTAATATTCGTTGGGGCGGCGATTGGGATAGTGATGGCGAAGTAAAAGATAATGGTTTTGACGACTTAGTTCACGTGGAGATTAGAGGATAATGGCTAGAGGTAATCAAAAAGTAGTAGACCAAGTACATGATTTATATAATAAAGCAAATGGTTCTAATAGAGCTAAATGGGAATTTATAGCACAAAAATCTTATGAGTTTTTTCTAGGAGAACAACTTACAGAAGACGAACAAGATGCATTAAAAAGTGCAGGTATGCCAAATTTTACAGTTAATAGGATTACTCCTGTTATTGAAATGATGAAATTCTTTGCAACTGCAAATACTCCAAGATGGCAAGCTGTAGGAGCAGATGGAAGTGATGCGGATGTAGCTGCTGTACATTCTGATATTGCAGATTATTGTTGGTATAATTCTAATGGAGATAGTATTTATGCTCAAGTAATTCAAGATTCTCTTGTTAAAGGAGTTGGGTATATGCAAGTAGATGTAGACCCTAACCAAGATAGAGGATTAGGAGAAGTTATATTTAAAAGAGTAGAACCATTTGATGTATACCCAGACCCTACATCTAGAGACTTTTTATTTAGAGATGCTAGTTATATTGTTATACGAAAAGATTTACCAAGAGAACAAGTAAAAAGTTTATTTCCAGATAAATCAAGACAAATAAATAATGCAAGTAGTAACTCTGCTGGAGAAGATGATTATTCAGATAGAGATATTATGGAAACAGATATTATTTTTCCTGCGGATACTCATGGAGAATCTTATGATTCAACAGGAGAAGAAGATGATATTATAGATTACTATGAATGTTATAGTAAAGAACAAGTTGCTTTTGTAAATATATTTGTTAATATGCCTCCGGGCCCATTAGAAATGGCAGAAATAGAAAAACAAGTTGAGGTAGATTTAAAAGATTTTGAATCAGAAAAAATGGTTCAAGTAGAAGAAAAAGCATTGCAAATATCTAATCAAGTTCAACAAGGTGAAATAATAGAACAAAGAGGACAATTAGAAATTGAAAGAGTAAGAAGAGAAGCAATAGAATCTGTAGAACAACAAAAAGTAATTTTAATAAATAAATTAAAAGAATCAGAATCTAGAATAGAAAATCGTGTTGTTACTCAAGCTGAATATGACATAATGATTGAAGATAAAAAAGTAGCAGGTAATATTGTAGATGCTGTTGATTTTTATGAAAGTAGAATAAAATTAACAATTGTTGTTGGTGATAAATTAATGTATGATGAAGTATTACCAATTAAAGATTATCCAATTGTTCCTTTCGTATATCAATATACAGGCACACCCTTTCCTCAAAGTGCAGTAACTCCACTTGTAGGTAAACAACAAGAATTAAATAAAGCTCACCAAATATTAATACATAATGCAAATCTAGCATCTAATCTTAGATGGATGTATGAAGAAGGTTCAGTACCTGAAGAAGAATGGGAACAATACTCATCTTCTCCAGGCGCATTGTTAAAATATAGAAGTGGTTTTAGTCCTCCAACTCCAGTACAACCTATGCCATTAAATAGTGCATTTTTTGGTATTACTCAAAATGCTAAAGCAGATATGGAGTATATAGCAGGAGTTTATTCGTCTATGCAAGGAGATACAAGTTCTTCTCCAGAAACGTATAGAGGATTGCTTCAGATGGATGAGTTTGGAACAAGAAGAATTAAATCTTGGATGCAAAATGTTGTAGAACCTGCCTTAGAACATCTTGGAGTTATATTTAAAGATTGGGCACAAGATACATACATTGCAAATAAAGTATTTAGAATTGTACAACCAAATAATATAGATGAAGAAAAATCTGTAGAAATTAATATACCTATATTTAATGATTTAGGAAATGCAGTTAAAAAATGGAATGATTATTCTACTGCAAGATTTGATGTTAGAATTATTGGTGGTTCTACGTTACCATTAAATAGATGGGCATTATTAGAAGAATATTTTAAGTGGTATCAATCTGGGTTAATAGATGATGTCGCTATGTTAGCAGAAACAGATGTAAGAGGAAAAGAAGGAATACTTAAACGTAAATCTGTTTATATGCAATTAAGAAATCAATTAGAACAACTAGATGAAATAGTTAAAGATAGAGATGGAACAATAGAAACATTAGAAAGACAATTAGTTCAATCTGGCATTAAACAAAAAGTTAATAATGCAGATATGTCTATGAAAAAAGATGTTATGGAAACAGAAGCCGCACAAGCTATTTTTAGAGAAAAACTTAAAAACGAAACAAATTCAAAAATGAAAGAACTAGGTATAGCATTTGGACAAAAACAAAAAGAAATGTCTAATGCTAAAGAATAGTTGTTTTTTTGAATCTTAATAACATAAATTAAGGAGAAATTATGGCTAATGTAAACACAGACAACCTATCTACAAATGAGTTAAATGACTTTAACATAGATAGCCCTGATAATAATACGCCAGACACAGCTGACGATTTTTTTGAAGCTCTTGACCGCAAGGTAAATCAAGGTATACTGGAGCCGGAAGAAGAACCAGCATTGATGCAAAGTGAAGCAGAACCTGAAACCTCAGAAATGAGCCCAGAAGCTGTTGAACAAGAGCATAATTGGGAAAAAAGGTATAGTGATTCAAGTTCAGAAGCTAAGCGACTTAACACTCGTTTATCAGAATTAGAACCTTATGTACCTGTTCTCGATGCAATGAAAAAAGACCCTAATTTAGTCAATCATGTGAGAGGCTATTTTGAGGGTGGTGGTTCAACCCCTAAGAAAGTAACGGAAAGACTTGGTTTGGATGATGATTTTATTTTTGACGCTGATGACGCAGTTAGTAATACTGACTCAGATTCAGCAAAAGTTCTACAAGCAACAATAGACGGAGTTGTTAGTCAACGACTTGGTAGTTACGCTAAAGAACAAGAAAGTCAAACTAAAAGAGTAGGAGCAGAAAAAGAATTTAGAGCAAAACATGAAATGAGTGATGACAAGTGGCAAGATTTTGTCAAGTTTGCAAACTCTCGTTCACTTTCTCTAGATGATATTTACTATCTTATGAATCGACAAAGTAGAGATAAAAATGTCGCACAATCTACTCGTCAAGATATGGCAGAGCAGATGAAGCGAGTAAGGCAAAAACCTCAAAGCGCATCTTCAATAGGTGGAGCAGTAAGGAATGAGCAACCTTCTCAAGAAGACCAAGTTTTTAACGCTATTTTAGGGATTGATTCGGAACTAGAATCTGTATTCGGTAGGTAACCGAGTATACAACTTAAAATAAGGAGCTAAAAATGGCTGACATTTTTGGAATGTCCGATGTCACTGGTTTAACAGAATCCGCTGCTGGTAATTCAGGAAGTGGTTTATCAACTGGTGACCTTAGACGGAAATATAGCTTTGGTGATAGAGTTAGTGAATTAGCGATTGCACAAGACCCATTCTTTAGAATGGTTTCTAAAATTGCTAAGAATCCAACTGATGACCCTCAGTTTAAAT